GTTATCCCTGGTGACCATCCCGGCAAATGCCGAGGCCACCATCACCTCTATCAAGTCGTTCGACCGCGAGCAGCTGGCCGCGTCAGGCAAGAAGCTGCCCACGGTTGTGCGCATTGATAAACCTGCCGGCGCTTCGGCAAGCATCACCAAAAACCTCAAAGCACCGAAGCCCCAGGAGGGCAATGCAATGAAAACCATCGCAGAACAAATTGCCGACTTCGAGTCGACTCTGAAGCAAAAACAGGCCGGTATGGACTCCATTCTGGATAAGTCCGCCGAAGAGGGCGCCACCCTGGATGCGGAGCAGCGCGAAGAATACGACACGCTGAAGTCTGAATCAGACGCCATCGAAAAGCACCTCGAATTGCTGCGCGACCGTCAAAAGCGCGAAGCCAAGTCAGCCAAGCCCGCGACTCCTTCTGTCGGAGGCGAGCAAGCCAAAGAAGGCACCGGTTACGAGATCGGCAAAGGCCTGCAGGTGCGCGCCAAGAATACCCAGAAGCTGGAGCCGGGCGTTGCCTTCGCGCGCGCTGCCAAGTGCCTTGCGCTGGGTCATCTTGAGCACCGCAATGCCATCGATATCGCCAAGTCCCTGTACGACGGCCAAGACTCGATCATCGCCGCCACGCAGCGACTGGTCACCAAGGCTGCGGTTGCGGCTGCGACCACCAGTGATCCCACTTGGGCTGGCCCGCTGGTTGGCGAAGAGACTTCGGTTTACGCCGACTTTGTCGAGTACCTGCGCCCGCAGACCATCATGGGTCGCTTTGGACAGAACGGCATTCCTTCGCTGCGCCGGGTTCCGTTCCGTGTTCCGCTGATTGGCCAGACCTCTGGCGGTGACGGCTACTGGGTTGGTGAGGGTCAAGCCAAGCCGTTGACCAAGTTTGACTTCAATCGCACCACGCTGGAGCCGCTGAAGGTCGCCAACATCGCCGTCGCAACCATGGAAACCATCCGCGATTCCAGCCCGTCTGCTGATCTGATTATTCGTGACCAGCTGGCCGCCGCGCTGCGTGAGCGCCTGGACCTGGACTTCATCGACCCGGCCAAGGCCGCTTCTGCCGGCGTCAGCCCGGCTTCCATCCTGAATGGCGTTACCGGCATCGTCTCCAGTGGTACTGATGCGGATGCGGTTCGCGCTGACCTGAAGGCGCTGTACGGCCAGTTCATCGCAGCCAACAACGCGCCGACCTCTGGTGTGTTCGTGATGCCGGCCACTGTGGCTTTGTCGCTCAGCCTGATGGTCAACCCGCTGGGGCAACCCGAGTTCCCCGGCATCACCATGATGGGCGGCACGCTGTCCGGTCTGCCGGTAATCGTCTCCGAGTATGTGCCTGCGGATACTAGCGGCCACATCGTGGCCCTGGTTAACGCCAGCGACATCTACCTGGGTGACGAGGGCGGAATCGATCTGTCGATGTCTACCGAAGCATCGCTGCAGATGGATAACGCGCCGGACAATCCGACCAGCGCCACCACTGTCATGGTCTCGCTGTGGCAGCGCAACCTGGTTGGTTTCCGTGCAGAGCGCACCATCAACTGGGCGCGTCGTCGCGACTCGGCTGTTGCGTACCTGACCGGCGTCAACTGGGCGTAACCGAGCCATCTGGCTCAAGGGGCTGCACCGCGGCCCCTTCTACGAGATGGCACGGAGAAGATCATGAAAGTTATCTTTACGCACAAGAGCGGTCGGCAGCAGGAAATGCAGGAACGCTTTGCGATCCCGTTGCAGAAGTTGGGGCGCGGCACCTACATGACCCGCGATATGCGGGCGAACGAAGTGCCGGCACTTGAAGTGGTCGAGACTCCGCCGCCCCCCGCCGTCGAGACCTCGGCGTCTGACGCGGTAGAAAAACCAGAACCGAAGCCGGCCAAGCGCCGCGCTCGCAAGAACACCGAAGCAAACCAAGAGTAAAGGCCCGCCATGCGACTTTTCGGGATGGAGATTAAGCGCCGCGAGAAATCCGTGTCGCAGGTGCCTGCGTCCCGTGGTTGGTGGCCAATGGTGAGCGAGCCTTTCACTGGGGCATGGCAGCGAAACAAGGAGCAGCGCCTTGATTCGCTGCTTCAGTACCCTACGCTGTATGCCTGCGTTTCTCGCCTCGCCACTGATATCGGCAAGCTTCCGTTTGCGCTGAAGGGGCGGGCGTCTTCTGGAATCTGGCAGACCGTGGAGAATTCTGAGCTGTCGCCTGTGCTGGCAAAGCCTAACCACTATCAGACGCCGCAGCAGTTCCGGGAAATGTGGGCGCTTTCGAAGTTTACTCAGGGCAATACATACGGCCTCAAAGAGCGCAATGCCAGCGGAGTCGTGGTTGCCGTTTACCTTCTTGATCCCTGCCGTGTGCTGCCTCTGGTCTCTGATTCTGGTGAGGTGTTCTATCAGCTATATACCGACAACCTGAACCAGCTGCCTGAGCTGGATGGCCAGATCACTGTGCCAGCGTCCGAGATTATTCACGACCGCTGCATCTGTCCGTTCCATCCGCTGATCGGGCTTCCGCCTATCGCGGCTGCACACTGGCCGGCACTGAAGAACATGCGCATCCTGAAATCCTCTGCCGAGTTCTTCGCAAACAACGCCCAGCCGTCCGGCATCCTTTCTGCGCCGGGCGCTATCTCCGACCCTACCGCCGACCGGCTGAAGACATATTGGAACGAGAATTTCACGGGGTCGAATGCTGGCAAGGTTGCCGTGGTGGGTGATGGCCTGCAGTTCGTTTCCCTGGCATCAAAGTCTGTCGACTCGCAGATGGTCGAGCAGTTGCGCTATTCCGATGAGCAGATTTGCCAGCCGTTCGGCATCCTGCCGTTCAAGGTTGGACTGGGCAGCATTCCTGCCGGCCTGACCGTGGATGCCATCAACCAGCTCTACTACAACGACGCTCTGCAGGCGCCCATCCAGGCAATGGAGGCGCTACTGACTGCCGGGCTTGATGCGGCACCCCTGCGCGTGGATATGGATGAAACGGTCCTGATGCGCATGGATATGGGCAAAAAAGCTGAGTACCACAGCGCCCTGGTATCCGGCAGCATCGAGACCATTAACAACGCGCGTCTTGAGTTCAACCTCCCCCCGCTGGAAGGCGGCGACACTGTATACATGCAGCAGCAGGACTTCCCCCTTGAGCAGGTACGGCAGAACGTGTTGCCAAGCAATGCGCCGGCGCCGGAGGTGGAGCCAGTTAATTCTTCGGAAGAAGTCGAGCGTGAAGAAGAAATGAAGTCTATGCGGGCCGAGATAAACACCCGTAAAGCTGTTGACGGATTTGAGAGGGCCGTAGCATGACGGAGTTTGATCCAGTTGCATTCGGCGAGGCCGTTGGCCGCCGGGTTAAAGAGATTGCATCACAGATGGAACTGCGCATGGCTGAACTTGAAAAAGCCCTGGCTGAGCGGCCCGACCTTGAATCCATCGCCAAGCAAGCGGCAGCCCTTGTGCCGGCGCCCGAGAACGGTAAGGACGCTGACCCTGAAGTCATCAAGCGGATGGTGGCTGATGCCGTATCGGAATTGCCTGCCCCAGAGCGCGGCGAAGAGGGCAAGAGCGTCACCCTCGAAGACGTGGCGCCCATGATCAGCGAAGAGGTGGCCAAGGCTGCTGCCGGGCTTCCAGCGCCCAAGGATGGCGAATCAGTGACCGCTGAGGACGTGCGCCCAATGCTGAGCGAGCTGGTTGCCGAGGCCGTCAAGGCTTTGCCCGCGCCCGCCCCCGGCAAGGACGCCGACATGGACGAAATCAAGCGGCACGTTGAGCAGATGGTCAAAGGCATTGAGCCTGCACCCGCACCGACCGTGGATGAGGTGGCAGCCACCTTCGAGCGTCGCTTCTCCGATCTGGCTCTGTCTTGGGAGCGCCAAGCGCGTGACACCTTCGACAAGGCGGCGGATCGCATGCCCACGCCAAAGAATGGTCTGGACGCGCTGCCGCTGGATAGCTTCGATCTGACTCTGGGCGAGGATGGCCGCACCATCACCGTGAAGATGCAGGCCGGCGATAACCTGATCGAGAAGTCAGTCAAGATTGCCGCAGTCGTGGACCGTGGCGTCTTCAGCAAAGACTACGGCAATTACGAGAAAGGCGACGGTACCACCTACGGCGGCTGCTACTGGATCGCCCAGAAGGATGCGCCGGAGGGCGTGCCCGGCGGCTCTGCTGATTGGCGCCTGGCCGTGAAGAAAGGCCGCGATGGTAAAGACCTGCGCCCGAACTCTTCCAGCCATGACCCTGACAAAGGGGTGAAGCTGAAATGATGTACATCACCCTGGAACAGGCCAAGCATCAGCTGGAGATGGATCACGACGACGATGATTCTCTGATTACCGGTTACATCAAGTCCGCTTCCAGCGCCGCGAAAAACTACCTCAAATCAGCATCGCCGTTTGAGGTCGAACGCGACCTGCACGGCAACCCGATTCAAGACAGCAACGGCGATCCCGTTTACATAACCGACAGCCAAGAATCAATGATTGTTCGCGATGAGGTTCAGCTTGCCGTAATGCTACTGGTTGCTATTTCCTACAAAGACCGCGACAACAACGCAGACGGCGCATACGAGCAGGGCTATCTACCCAAGCCAGTGACCGCGCTGCTCTACCCGTTGCGCGATCCTGCGCTGGCGTGAGGTGAGCATGGGTATCAAAGCCGGACGCCTGCGCCACCGAGTCGCCATCCAGCAGAAGGTGACAAGTCGTGACCCGAACAGTGGCGCGCAGATCGTCACATGGCAAACCGTAACCGGCTGGGAGTCGGTACCCTGCGCCATCGAGCCGCTGAGCGTGAAGGACTTCATGGCGGCGCACGCTAACCAATCAGAGATTGTGGCGCGCATCACGCTGCGCCATCGTGAGGGCCTGCTGCCGACTATGCGACTGGTGCATAACGGCAAGATTTACAACCCGGCAGGCTTTCTGCCTGATCCGGATAGCGGGCTGAATTTTGTGACAGCGCCTTGCAGCGCGGGCGTGAACGAAGGTTGATGATGTGGCAAGGGTTGACGGTCGCATGCATCGCCAGCGGCCCAAGCCTGACCGCCGCTGACTGCGCCCTGGTCGAAGCTGCCGGCCTGCCAGCCATCGCCGTGAATAGCTCATGGCAGCTTGCTCGCTTTGCTGACGTTATCTACGCATCTGACGCGGGCTGGTGGGATCACAACCTGCACCTGATAGACGCACCGGCTGAGCGCTGGTCCAGCTACCAGAGCGCAGACACAAAGTACGGCATCAATCGGCACAGAGTGCCCAATCAGCCGCACAACAGCGGCATGCGGGCGATCCAGTTCGCGATTGAGCGCGGTGCGACCAGGGTGCTTCTGCTGGGGTATGACTGTTCCGTGGAGCGTGGCACCCACTGGCACGGCGACCACCAGAACACCAAGAACCCGGACGCCAAACGCTGCGCCATGTGGCAGCAGCAGTTCGCGCAGATCGACCGTAAGCAAGCAGCCATCATCAACTGTTCACGGGAAACGGCTCTGACCTGTTTCCCGCGCATGACCCTGGAGCAAGCCCTGTGCTGAAAACCTTCTCTGGCCGCGCCCCGTCGCAGAACGAATACGAGCTGCGACGATTCATTGCCCTGCTGAGAGACCGTGGCGTGCGGCGCTATCTCGAAGTCGGCAGCCGTCACGGCGACACCTTTCACGAGGTGATGAGCAGTTTGCCGGCCGGCAGCTACGGCTGCGCAGTCGATCTGCCTGGCGGCCTGTGGGGCAAGAAGAAGACTGAGCAATCGTTGCTGGCCGTTGCCGAAGACCTGCGCGCCAAGGGCTACATCATTGATGTCGTGCTGGGCAACAGCACTCACACTGACGTCATCGAGCGCATCCGCGGGCTCGGTAAGTTTGATGCGGCGCTTATCGATGGTGATCACACCTACAAGGGCGCCAAGCAGGACTGGGAAAACTACGCACCCATGGCAAGGCTGGTGGCCTTTCACGACATCGTAGGGCAGGGCCTGCGCGAGAATGTGCACGGCAACCCGGTAGAGGTGCCACGCCTGTGGGCGGAGATTGCCACCACCAATGCCGGCTGCGTTGAGTTCGTCGACAGTGAGTCAAAAATGGGAATCGGCGTATGCACATCACACTGATTGCCAGCCCGCGCGCGCGGCACCAACTGGAACACCAAACGGCCCTAGCCGCTGGATTCGAGGCGATTGGATTTGATGTCACTCTGACCCACGGCCAGGCAGCCAGAACGCAGCATGTAGCCTGCTGGGGCTGGCGGCTTGGGCAGAAACTGCGTGCCGCCGGCCATGACGTGCTGGTAGTGGAGCGCGGCTACCTTGGCGACCGGTTCGCCTGGACGTCGCTGGCGTGGAACGGCCTGAACGGCCACGGCGAGTTCCCGGCGGCACCGGTGGATGGCGGCGAGCGTTTCCGTCAGCACTTCAGCATGCAGCCGTGGAAAGAAGGCGGCGATTACGTGCTCCTGATGGGGCAGGTGCCCGGTGATGCCAGCTTGCAGGGTAAAGATCTCATGCCCTGGTATGAGCAGACCGCCGAGCGCGCCGCCGCTGCCTATGGGCTGCCAGTCAAGTTTCGCCCGCATCCACTCACCGCCCGCAAAGGCATCAAGCAGCAGCTGCGGATGGCGACCAACTCACGCGGCACCTTGGAAGAGGATCTGGCAGGCGCTGCTGTCGCCATCTGCTACAACAGCAACTCAGCTGTGGATGCTGTGCTGGCGGGTGTGCCAACCGTCACCGCCGATGTTGGCGCTATGGCATGGGATGTTACCGGCCACAAGCTGGGCGAAGTCGCCAAGCCAGACCGTGAGCAGTGGGCGCATGACTTGGCCTGGAAGCAATGGACGCTAGCAGAGATCGAAAGCGGGGAAGCCCTGCGCGGGCTGGTTGGCCATGACTGACGCAGTGTCGGTAAATGTTGATGGCTTGGCCGAGGTGCTTGGCAAGTTCGAGGCCATCGAAGTCGACCTGAAAACAAAGGGTGGCCGCTTTGCTTTGCGCAAGGCGGCTCAGCTGGTGCGGGACAAGGCTCGTCAGAACGCCGCTGCGCTGGACGACCCAGAGACCGCCGCGAACATTGAGAGCAACATTGTGGAGCGTTGGTCCGGCAGGACTTTCAAGCGCACCGGAAACCTGATGTTCCGCGTTGGCGTTATGGGCGGCGCCGGTGGCAATGCATCCTCGGCATCGCTGGATGGCCTGCCAGGCAAGGATACCAGGCACTGGAGATACAAGGAGTTTGGGACCGAGAAGATTGCCGCCACTCCGTTTATGCGCAGGGCTCTGGCTGAAAACATAGCCGCCGCCATCAGTGAGTTCTCAACCCAGTACGACAAGAAGATGACGCGCGCCATCAAGGCGGCCAAGAAGAAGGCGGGCATCAAGTGATCGCACCAATCTATCCGGTCTGCGCTGCCTCTACCGCCGTGCAGGCTGCGCTCGGAAATCCCCCGAGCATCTGGCCGTTTGGCGAGGTGCCGGAGGGCACGCCATACCCTTACGCCGTATGGCAGAGCGTCGGCGGCAGCCCAGAGAACTACATCAACCAAACGCCAGACATGGATGGGTACGGCCTGCAGGTCGACGTGTACGGCAATACCGGTGAGTCGGTAACCGCAGTGGCTGAGGCCCTGCGAGACGCCATTGAACCTCACGCCCATATCACCAGCTGGCTCGGCCAGAGCATGGACCGAGAAACCAAGCGATACCGCTACACCTTCAGCGTGGACTGGTTCGTCAGTCGCTGAAACGAGCAACCCCAACAACCCGCCTTGAGCGGGTTTTTTTATGCCTGAAAACCCGCAACAGGAGTACCACCAATGAGCAAGCTCACACAGGGCACCCAGATTTACTTCATCGACCCGGATGACGACTCTGTCGTAGCCGTTCAGTGCGCGACCAGTTTTAACCCGGGCGGCGCCCCTGCTGATCAGATCGACGATACTTGCCTGGAGTCCGATGAACGCACCTATAAGCCCGGTTTGCGTACGCCAGGCCAGGCAACCATCGGCCTCAATTCCGACCCGGAAAACGCGTCGCACATCCGTATGCACGAGCTGAGCGAAACTAACCCGCCTCCCGAGCTCAAGTGGGTGGCTGGCTGGTCCGATGGCACCGATGCGCCGACCGTTGACAGTGCTGGTGATTTCGACCTGCCAACAACTCGGACATGGTTCACCTTCCAGGGTTATATCAGCGACTTCCCGTTCGACTTCCAGCAGAACGCTGTCGTCACTTCTACCGTGACCGTTCAGCGTTCTGGTGGCTCTGCGTGGATTCCGAAAGTATGAATCTGACAATCGATAACCTCAAAGCAGCAGGCGCCTTCACGGGCGCCCCTGTGGCAAAGGACATCGCCTGGAATAACGACGATGGCGAGGAATTTACGGCAACGGTGTTCGTGCGCCGCATAGGATACGCCGCGGTCGTTTCGGACCTTACGGCGGCGCGCTGCAAGACTGATCCGGTTGCTGGCCGCATTGCGTCCAGTATCTGTGATGCCGAGGGCAATGCTGTGTTCGCCCCGGGCGACATTACGGGCGAAGCAGACCCTGAGCGCGGCCCCCTGCACCACGGGCTTGTGATGGAACTGATGCGCGTCATGGCCGAGGTTAACGGCGCGGGAAAGACGAAGAGCTGAGCGAACTGGACGAGTTCTGGCACGAGCTCGTCCTGTGCGGGGTGGGAGGTTCCACCATCGCTGAGGCCCAGCAGCGGCTTGGCTATCAAGAAGCACTGCAATGGATGAAGTATCGGAGGCTTCGCGGCAGCTTCAACCTGGGCATGAGGGTAGAGCGCGGATCGGCACAACTATCCGTGCTGTATGCCAACGCGCACAGCAAGAACGGAAGCTGGAAGATTTACGACTTTATGCCGAACATGGATGAGCCGCAGATGACGCTGGAGCAGGCAATGGAGGCGTGGAAGTAGGGCCGGGAGTACTTGCCGGCCAGCTGGAATTGGGGAGAAGGAGGACTGGCGAGTAAGAGAAAGAGTATGCTTGAAGGGTGGCGGCTTTAGTCATCTTGACCCGTATCGCCT